CTGGGACTGGTTTTTGTCTGACGTGATCTTTCTTGGACGCTCGAGCAGGATCTTTATGATCGGTAATAATTTGGGCGAAAAGTGCGTCATTGAACGCTGCATCGCCAACGCTGACAGCTTGAAGTTTGATGCGATCAAGATCCCCGTCGTTGTAAACGGCGAGCCGACATGGAAGGAAAAGGAAAGCCTTGAAGATATTGAGCGGGAAAAAGCCGACTATACGAAGCTCGGAAAGCTCGATATTTGGATGGCTGAAAAGATGTGCGTTGCTGTTGCCGAAGAGAGCAAAGTCTTTCAAGAGGATGATTTTCGCTATTTTTCACGTCACTCGCACGAGGATATTGTCAAGCGGTGCAATCTTTACGCCTGCCTTGATCCGGCATCGTCTCCTAATCCGGAGAGCTGCTATCGTGCAATCACTTTGACGGGTGTTGATGCGGACAATCACTGGTTTTTGCTCGACGTCAAATTCGGGCGGTGGGATTCTGCCGAGATGATCGATGTGATCTTCTCGATGGTCGCAAAATACAGGCTTCAAAACTTCTACATCGAGAAAGGATGGTGGGAGCAAGTCATGAAGCCGTTTTTTATGAAGGAAATGAGCCGCAGAAACATCTTCTTCAATGTCGTGCCGCTGGAGCATGGCAAAGTCGGCAGCAAGCTCGAGAGAATTAAGCTGCTGCAACCGAGATTTAAGGCGCATACGATCTTCTTTGAGGACGATGCTGACTGGCTGACGGAGTTTAAGTCAGAGCTTGACGGAGTGACAAAGGATGCAATCAAGAGCGAATATATTGATTGCGTGGATGCTTTTGCCATGACGGAACAGGTCGCACTTCCTCCGGTCAATGCACGTCCGAGCTTTGAGACTGAAATGAGACGCCGACGCGAAGAAAACTCTTCACAAAGTCTCTTTTCGATTGCTGGATATTAGGGAGGGCGGAATTGAATATCTTACTGGGAACAAACGCCAGCATGGAGACAATAAACGGCTGGATCAAAGAAGTGAATAAGGAATTCGGGCTCTCGGATCGTGATGCTTTGAGCTCGAGATATTTTGCGGCGATCAAAGATCAGTGCATTTTTATCTTTGAGCCGGAATTTGAAGCAGTGCTTTCGATCGATGTTGACATGTGGATGCGTCGAGAGATGAATGTCGTTTCATACTACGTCAAAAAAGAATGCCGGAACATCCGGCTTTTTTTGAAGATACAAAAGAAGTTTGAGGAATTGGCAAGAGCTTTTGATTGTCAATACCTTGTTCAAGGAAGCCATTTCGGCGACAGGCTTTATTCTTACCTTGAACGTGCGGGATATAAAGTCGCCACAATGAGAAAGGAATTGTAAAAATGGGAAGTGCAAAAAAAGCAGTGAAGGCGATCGTTTCAGCTCCGGTCAAAGTTGTGTCCGGAATTGCAAGCGGTAACGTCAGCAAAGCCGTCAACGGCTTAGCAAATGCGGCTAGTTTTGGGACATTATCCGTCAATGACAAGTCCGGCGTGGTCGATGTTGCGCACACTGTCGGAAGTATCACGGGCGCGAATGCCATGAAAGAAGCTGCCGACGCTCAAATGGCGGAAGCAAAGTCTTTGATTGAAGAGCAAAAGAACGCTCAAGAAAAGGCAACCGAAACAGCCAACGCGGCTCGCAGGGCATATCATGCCAACGACAGCCGAACAATCTACACAACCGCTCTCGGCGATGTTGCTGAAACAGCAGCGGCAAACAAACGAAAAAGAACACTTTTAGGGAGTTAATGACATGGGAAGTTCAGTCAAAAAATTGGCGAAAGTTGTCGGACTGGGAAAAGCAAAGCAATCCGTTTTCTTTGCTCCGCAGCAACCGACGGACGCTCAAAGAGTTGCCAACGGCGAAGGCAGAATGCTCAACGGCAAATATCAAGCCTTCAGTGCCGAAGACAAAGCTCACTATGACGCAGCTCAAGCAAACCGCAACGCAGAATATCAAGACATTTCTGAAGGATCTGCGCTCGGTCAATACTTCGGCAATAACTCTCTTCTGGAAAGCATCCGGAAGAAAAGAGACGCCGTCAGATCAACGCTGCTCGGCGGCAATCCTTCAAATCTCGGGGGATAATCATGACAAACGAAGAGAAAACGGAGCAAGAGAAGCTCGACGAGATGCACATCGCAGCCGCCGAAGCTAATCGCAACGCCGAATATGTTGACTTGAACGAGACAAACCGAAAGCTCCATGAGCAGCTCGAACAAGCCAAAACTCAAAAAAGAAAAATGGGAGGCGACTAACAATGGAATTGTCAGCTGAAAAAATAGTCAAGAATTTTTCAAACCTCAAATCATCAAGAGGCGATTTTGACAGCTTATATCAGAGCTTGCATAATTACTTCTATGTTGAAGGCGCGAATATTACTGAACAGAAAAACAAAGGAGCACAACTGCACGCGCTGCTTGATAGCACATCGCTCGACTGCGCCGATGTTTTGGCTGCCGGACTGGCTAACTATTTGACGCCGGAAAGCTCGAAGTGGCTATTTTTGCAGCACTCAAATCGAGAGATCCGCGATCTTCCGGAAGTCAAAAACTGGATGCAGGAAGCGACAGAAGAGGTCTTGTGGACATTGTCCCGCTCGAACTTCTACAATCAAATGCCGATCTTTTATAAAGCCTCCGGTGTTTATGGAACGGCTGCGCTCTTTACAGAAAAGGACAGAGACGACGGCGTCCGCTTCTATAACATACCGATCAAAAAGCTATATTTGACGGAAGATGCAAGAGAGCGTCCGAATGAATTTTATATCGAGTTTGAATATACTGCCGAGCAGGCTTTGTCCCGCTTTGGCGAAAGATGCTCGCAGAAAATCAAAGACGCTTATGCTGCCGGAAGAAACGAAGATCAAAAATACAAGTTTATTTGCTATTTCGGCAAGCGTCTCGAATATAATCCGGACATGAGAGACAAAAAGAACATGCCGATCCGCATGACTTGGGTTGATGCCGAGACAAAGCAAGTGATGCTTGAAGACGGCTTCTTGTCCATGCCTTGCGTTGCGCATCGTTTTTATAAGAGATCGCAAGTCGTTTATGGATATTCTCCGGCAATGAAAGCCTTGCCTTATGCCCGCATGGTAAACACAATTTCGGACACAATGCTCCGCGCTGCCATGAAGCAATCAGATCCGGCGATCGCTTTGCCGGATGATGCTTTTCTCGGCACGCCGAACTTCAATCCGAGAGCGATCAACTATTATCAACGCGGCAAGCTCAATCCGAAAGACGAGATTTTCCCGATCGGCAACTTCGGCAATCCTCACATTGCCATTGAACATCTGGAATTCTTCAAAAATCAGATCAGAGACATCATGTTTTATAATACGTTTCAAGCCTTCAGCGACTTGACGAAGCAAATGACAGTCCCTGAAGTGATGGAGCGCGTCTCCGAAAAGATGACTTTACTCGGTCCGGCGGTCGGTCGTTTCATGAATGACGTCTTGCAGCCGCTCATTGAGAAGGTCGTTTTCATCCTCTTTGAGGACAATCGCTTGCCGAGAATGCCGGATGCAATGATGCAAGATCCGGAATTCGAAGTCAAATTCGTCGGACGCCTCGTCCAGTCACAAAGACAATCCGAAGTCAACAACATCGTCAACGCCTTGTCTATTGCCGGACAAGTTGCTCAATTTAATCCGGAAGCGATCGACAAGATCAACGCTGACGAAACGATTGACGAAGTCTTCGACATCACGGGCGTCACATCAAGGATCTTGAACAGTGATGACAAAGTCAAACAGATCCGAGAACAAAGAGCGCAGGCTCAAGCGCAGCAACAACAAATGATTGAGGCACAAGCTGCCGCTCAAACATATAAAACAGCAGCAGAGGGAGACAGAAATGCCAACACAGCTCAATCTGAAGGATAAGAACACGATCGCAGATCTGCAAACTCAATTCAAGGATATTGAGAGACAATATCCGCTCGTCATGCAGTTTCTGGAGTATTATTGCGGATTTACCGCGCCTCTTCAGACACGCGATCCTTATGAAATTTCCTATTCTGGCGGCAAACGGGATGTGATTTTAATGATTAAAACTTTAATGAGAGATGACATCTTGCCGGAGCAGATCTCGCAATTCTATGAAAGGAATTTATAAAATGACTGAAGAGATGACAACTGATCCGAATATCGGACAGCCTTCTGAAGGTCTGGGAAGCAGCACATCGCAACCTTTTGACTTTAGCTCGGCTCTTTCTGCCGAATACAGAGACAATCCGTCGATCACAAAATTCGGCGGAGACGTCAACAAACTCTCAAAGAGTTATCTCGAGCTTCAGTCTCTTATGGGACAGGGACGCGTTGCTATTCCAAAAGATGAGAATGACGGCGTTGCATGGGGCTTGTATGACAAAGCCTTCGGCGTTCCGGACACGGCTGAAGCCTATGAGCTAACCGGAGAATATGCTGATTTACCGGAATTCAAAACGTTAATGAAGCAAAACCACATTCCGCCAGCAACGGCGCAAAAGCTGCTTGATGCTCACTTGCACGAGTTTGAAGCCTATGAACAGCTCAAATCTCAAGAGGCTGAACAGGCACGTCAAACGGCTGCAAACGAGCTCAAAAAAGAATGGGGCTTGAAATATAATGAAAACATTGAGACGGCTCGCAACTTCCTTCAGAAGATGGCAGGCTCAAAAGAAGAATATGACTATTTCAACAGCCTTATCGGCAACGATGCAAAATTTATAAAACTTTTATCACGCATGGGATCACAGATCTCGGAGGGCTCTCTCGGAGGTTTCGAAGGACAAGTTTCCGGCTTTACGAAAACCCCTGCCGAAGCTAAAGCAGAGCTTGGCAAGATCATGAATGATCCGAGTGACGCCTATTGGGCAGGAGCGCGAAACAAGCGCAACGATCCGAACTGGTGCAGACAAAACAATGCGCACTTTGTTTCTGAAAGTGAAAGAAAGGCTCGCGTTGCTTATGTCAATTCACTTATGCAAATGGTGGGATAAGCCTTAACAGCCCCCGACAAATAAACGCCCCCGTAAGGACAAGGCAATAAAAACAACAGCCTTCAAGAGAATGATCTTTTGAGGGTATTTTTTAACTTTAATTTGAAAGGAAATAAAATGACTGATTCTACTCAGTTTGAGACTAGAGCACAGGCTTATTCTTCCGTAATTTTGCCTTTGGCTCGTCAAGAGAAGTCAATGCTTTATGATAGAGTTTTCGTCAAAAGCGACTTCACAGGAAAATCTTTCTATCAAGATCAGATCGGCAACTGGTCAATGTCTGCAAAAACTTCGGTCAATGCTGACACTCCGGAAAACGATCCGAACTTGGGAAGAACTCGCATCGACATCGCAACATACAACGATGCTCGTTTGCTCGATCGCTCTTTGAAATTGCAAGAGTTATCTGATCCGTTGTCTATGACTTCGGTTTGCATTCAATCCGCTGTCGGCATCAAGATCGACGAAGTGATCTATGGTGCTTTGGGTGGTGTTGCATATCGTGGCGAAACAGGCGCAACCGCTGTCTCTTTCCCGAGCTCACAGCAAATCGCAGCTGACTATGAAAGCTCCGGCACAAATACCGGCTTGACAGTTGCTAAATTGCGTCACGCTGCAAAGATGCTCGACGCTGCTGGCGTTCCTGCCGGAGACAGAACAATCGTCGCCGGAGCAACCGAAAAAGAGCAGCTCTTGGGATCTACTCAAGCGACTTCTGCTGACTACAACAACGTTCGCGCTTTGGTAAGCGGCGATATTGATACCTTCTTGGGCTTCAAATTCGTATGGCTGCCGGACGGAATTGTCAAAGTTGCAAGCAATATCGCTTCTTGTTATGCCTTCCACAAGACAGGTTTGTGCTTCGGTATGTTAGAAGAGCTCTTCTTGCGCATCGATGAACGCAAAGACAAGTCTTATTCTAAACAAGTTTACTACGAGATCTCTTGTGGTGCTGGTCGTTTGGAAGAAAAGAAGGTCGTTGAAATCAAATGCGACGAAAGCGTCGTTGTTGCTTAATGAAAGGAGAAAGACATGACAACTGTTAATTCTACTACTTACGCAGCACAAGCCGGAGAAAAAATCGCTATCTCTCAAGGTGTGATGAACACTTCTTTGAAAGTGATTTCCGGCGATTATACAGCCGCATCTCTTGCTTCCGGCTCAATCATCAATCTTTGCAAATTACCGGAGAACGCAGTGATCCATGATGTGATCGTTGACACTGCTGCTCTTGGTGCGAGCTCGACTGTTAAAGTCGGCGACGGCGATGATGATGATCGTTATATCGCAGCCGCAAGCACTGCTTCAGCAACTACTTTGAGAGCTGGCGTCACAAGCAAAGGCTATCGTGTAGGTGCAAACAGCGGGGACAATCTTTTGATTGCAACCACTGGCGGAGCTTCAATCACTGGCAAAATTCACTTTACAGTGTTGTATGCCTAATCAAACAGGGGGAGGAGAAATCCTCCCTCTTCTTTTACATTTAAGAGGATTTAATCATGAGCAAAGTTTCAAACGCAAACAGAGCCCTTGCTTTGGTGGGCGCAAATAAGATCACAAACCTCTCCGACGAGACGGAAGAAGCAAAAGCAATAAACAATATGTATGAAGAGAGCTTGAGAAGCATCTTGTCCGAGTGCTGCTGGAATTTTGCTAAAAAGAGAGTGATGCTCAATAAGCTGATGGTCTCTCCGACTTGGGGCGGTGGCAATTACTTTCAGCTTCCGGCAGACTGCATCCGGATCTTTGACGCGACTTGTGAATATGATCTCGAAGGCGACTATTTGAAGGCAAATGATGAGACTGTCGGTATTTTATACACTTATCTTCAAGAAGACGACAAGCGATGGCTTCCGGCTTTCCGTGACGCTTTCTGCTGCCGCTTGGCTTATGATGTGGCTTTCGATCTGACGAACTCATCATCAAAGCAAAATGAACTTTTAGAACTTTATCACAGCCATCTTTTGCCGATTGCAAAATCCATGAACGCACGCGACGCAAGCCAAAAATTCGCAAAGGATGACGAATGGACAAGATCCGTTTATGTTGACGGGAGGTGCTGATGACAAGATTTTCCCCGATTTATCCGACTTTTGCTCGAGGCGAAGTCTCGCCTTTGATGTTCGGACGTGTGGACATTGAGCCTTATGCTTCTTGCTTGGATAAATGCCGCAACTGCTGGGTGCGTCCGTTTGGCGTTGTTTCCCGCATTGCCGGATCTGAATTCATCACAAGCACAAAAAACAACGGCAAAGCCCGCCTTTTGAAATTCGTTTTTTCCGCAACCGACAGCTATATCATTGAATGCGGCGCAGGATATTTCCGCTTTTTCTCAAATGGCGGTTATATTGTGGACGGCAACGGCGATCCTTATGAGATCAGCAACACATTCACGGAAGCGCAACTCGCAACAATTCAATATGTGCAGCTCGACGACGTCATCAAAATCACATACAAAGACGACATCAACAACGCAAACAAGCCGCTTGAACTGATCCGGCACGCTGCGAACAACTGGGAATTAAAGACAGTTTCCTTCAACTGCACGCCTTTTTTGAACGAAAATCTCACTTCAACAACCTTGATGGCATCCGGAGACACGGGCAACATTACAGTCTCGGCATCATCTCCGATCTTTAATTCAAAGCACGTCGGCTCAATGTGGCGTCTCGGCACGACAACGACAGTCGATGGCGTTGAAAGACAAGGCTTTTTCAAGATCACAGCCTTCACGGACAGCACACACGTCACCGCAGCCGTGCAATGGAAGCTCTCAACCACTTCAGCAACGAAGATCTGGAGCGAGGGAGCTTGGGGCGATTATCGCGGCTATCCTTCGACAGTCGGCTTGATGGATGGGCGTCTCTATTATGGAAGAACGCCGAACAGCCCGCGAAACGTTTACGGCTCGCGTCCTTATGCTTACGAAGATTTTACGCCAGCCGTCAGCAATGAGAACTCCGGCGCGGTCAATATCGAACTGGCAACAAACGCATCCGGCGACGGCTCGGATATTAAATGGATTATCGGATCGAACTTCCTGCTTGTCGGGACTTACGGCTCGGAATTCGTTGTCAAAGGATCGGGCGACAGCGGCATCACGCCGACAGACGTCTCGGCAAGAGCTCGCTCAAACTGGGGTGTTGAGGCAATCCAGCCGATCACTGT